ACAAAGTCGTTATCGCTCATGGTTATTACCTCTTCACGTATTGGGCGTATTTTTCAAGCGGTACCCCTAGTTTTTTTGCCATCGCAACTTCACTAGGACTTAGCCTGATTGACCGGCGCGCTGAATTATTAACTCCCGATGATCGGGTAGCAGAGGCAACCGTTTGCACGGGCCGGCTGGCTCTGGTTGTTTGTTGCGCAGACCCAGAAAACTTCTTTGGAAAGAGTTCCTGCATTCTGCGATCTATCTCATCATAGTACTCATCTGACGTTGGGTCAAATCCTTCGTTTTTGATCAACTCTACGTGGATGCCACGAACCGTGTTCGTCATCACCACGTCGGAGCCAAACCATGTGTTTTTCTCAGCCCAATCCTCCGCGCGGGCGTCCGGGCGTGGAGCCTGTTGCTGCGGCGCCTGTTGCTGCGGCGCAGCCTGCTGTCTTGCAGGTTCCTGCTGGATACGTCGCACCTGCTGCTCTTGGCTCGCCAGTTGCTGCTGCTCCCAGATGGTAGCCGTCAAGCGCTGGTTAGCCTCGGTCTCGGTGTCAATGTCACCCTCTTCCCGAGCGCGGCGAATCACGTTCTTGAGCGCGGTAATCTGCGTCTCAACCCGCCCTTTGGCCTCACCTACCCGCTCCACTGCGGTCTGCGCATACCGCTGCTGCAACTCTTCGTTGCGCGACTGTACGCTCTTAGCGTACTCCAAGGCCGACTGCTCACGGCGCTCGGTCTCACGCAGGCGCGCTGTCAGCTTATCAATGCGCTTCTTTACCTTGTCGGAGTACTGCTCAAGCTCCTCGGCATCCGGCCCAGCCTGCACCGTTGCGGTCGCCTTACCGCCTTCATCTTGATCAATGGTGACGGTTGCCGGCTGCTCATCGTCCCCAAGACTAAACTCTAACTTCTCGTTTGAATCAATCATCGATACATCCTCACTTGTGTAAAATGCTTGCAGGGTCAGACACAATCCCCAAGATCTCGTCATCGTTTAGCAGACGGATTTCTCCGCCCTCTATCTGAATGCGAGCGCCAGCGTAACGACCAAACACCACCCAATCGCCTGCCTTGCACCACGGTCCGTTCGGATACTTGCTTTCATCCGCGTAGGCCAATGGGCCAAGCTTAAGCACGTAGCCCACGTTAGTGGCTAGTTGAGTGCGTTCAGTTGTTTCTTTGGTCAGCATAATGCCCCCCTTTGATGTACCGGCGCCACGGTAGGGCAGCAGCGCTATGCGCCACCCTGTCGGCTGCGGAATCAAATCTAAGACACTTTGCGGGAGCCCTTCACTGCTGACCTTACCCTCTTCGGTGTAAGCGTCATTGAGCGAGGGCTTTTGATTGGCCTTATCGTCTGCCCATTTCTGTTCTAAAGCGGTCAGCTTTTGCATATGTTGTCCTCGGTTAGTCTTCTGAATGTTTGTTGAGTCTGTCTTTCACAATTTCTTCTGTAAGACGAATACCTTCCAAACGACCCATGAGATACCGATAACGCTCCATATCGCCGATTCCGCCGCTCAACACAAGTTGCTGTGTATCGTGCTCAATCTTTCTAATATCTTTTAAAACATGTTCAGCAAAAGTAAGCATGGTCATTTCCATGTAAGCAGAAGGTCTTCGCCACCGTCTGAAAGGCGTAAATCAATAGATTTTTACGTCTCTATTGCCATCTTTTTTCTTAACGATCCTCGGTTTAATTATCTTTGGTTTTACGATACCCCCCTCCTTCATTTTGCGGGTTTTCCCCGCTTGGCTCAAAGCAATGGCAATGGCTTGCTTTTGTGGCTTGCCCGCTTTAATTTCAGTTTTTATGTTGTCACTAATAACTTTTTGGCTTTTTCCCTGTCTTAAAGGCATCACGCACCCCCCGGGCCTTGTTTTGGTGTGTTAATGCGCTCTCTGGCAACTTCAAAGCGCCCCTGAGCAATCTTCTCCTGCGACGCAATGCGCTCGTCGTTGGCCTGAGAGTTCTCCTGTATGCGCATCTGCTCGTTCTGCAGCCCCTGCTGCTTCACTTGTATGTCCGCCTGATCCTTCGCGGCTCGCATTTGAAGCTCCTGCTCCTTGAGCGCGACAATCGGGTCGGGGCCTGCACCCTCGCCAGACAACTGGCCCTGCATTGCCTTCACATCCATCATGTACTGGGCAACATTCAGGGAGATCATCGCCTCACGCTGCATGTCGGAGACCATGCGGTCCGGGTCACTGCCGTACTGACGGAACAGTTCCGCCTCGGCGTCTTCCTCAGCCTTCAGCCTGACGTGCTCCATGACGTGTTTCTGCAACTCAACAGCGGCCAGCGGATTACCCTGCACCAGCGGCGACATGCCCATGATCAGGTGCGATGCGATGTGCGAATCGTGCTGCTGACCCGCAAACGCCTTGAGCTGCTTGCCGTCAATCGCATCGATGTTCTCGCTTGCCGGGTCCTTGGGCATCTGGTTGGTCTGGGTCTTCAGAATGCCGTCAATATCCCGCACGTTCATCGCTTGGTAGACCCGGTAGTACGCCTCGTACAGGTTGTGCATGTGCGGGGCGCTCTGCGCCAGCTGCAGCTGGGTCTGCGCTAGGGTAATGCGCTGCGCAGCGGAGAAGATATTGGGGTCCGCGACCGGCAGAACCGATACCTTGTTGTCAAAGTCGCTCTGTTTAATAAGACGAGATGCGCCGGGGACATCATAGGGGTACTCGGGGGGTAAGTACTTCCCAAACCCACGGAACAGCATCTCGAACTCTTGTGTCTGCGCGTAGTAGAGCCGCTTGTGGATCGCTGACATGACCATCGACCCACGCTCAAGCAGCGCAAGCGTGGTGCCCACGGCTGCCTGCTGGTTGGCGTCGCCTACCTGCATGTCTGCAATGCTCGCCAGTCGCTTACCGGCGTCCACAGTGAAGCTCAACAGCGCAAACAGTGTCTGGCTGGGCTCTTTATAGGGCAAAGGCAGCAGTGATGAGGCCAGTTCAGCGCCACCCGCGTCAATATCGCGCCATTCACCCGGTTGAATTGGCTTGTCGTCGTCCGCGATCCGCGCGCCCTTGGCTTTAAAGCCGGCAGGCAGGTTAGACAGCGTTCCAGCGTCCAATAACTGACGAAGTGCAGCGGTTGCTGTCTTCGCAAGGTTACCAATTAGGTGAACAAAGCCCAAACCGTAGGCGCCGAGGCCAGAAACCAGCATGTAATGCACAAAATACTCAATTCGTATCTTCAACGGGTCGTCTTCTGCCCAGTTTCGACGCACACTGACCACTTTCGCGCTTATTTCGTCTACTGTTACCACGTAGGGCAGCTTGATGCCGGTCGGTTCGCCGTCCTCGTCCACATCTTCGTAGCCGGGGATGTCCAAATCGACGTGAAATTCCAGCAATGTGATCTCTTCCGGCTCGCCAGTGGCCTGCACACCCGTAATTCGGTCAATCGTCGCGCCAATCTGGTCCTGCCCGCTGTTGGAACCGTCGGGCGAGAGCTCTACATCAAGGTATTCACCTGCAAAAACACGCTTTTTAAACTCGTTAGAGTCCATCGCAATTCGGTGCGTGATGCGCCGGCACTCAGAAATCACACTTGAGCCGTGGTAGGGGATGTAAAGATCGTCCGGAAGCACCAACCGGCTCACCATCCGGCCAAGCTGCGCGTCAAAGTACACCTTTTTGAAGGTAGATCCACCGTATCCGGTGTAAAACAGCAGCTGGTCGAACTCCGGCGTGTACTCTTTCATCACGGAGGTGATCTGGTAGTTCATAAAGTCCTGAACCCGGGCTGCCTGCTGGACCTTATCCAGCGTTTCCTTGCCCAGAGTCTGGGTGCGCACGGGTCCGCTGGCGGGCATCAGCTCCTTAAACGACTGCGCTTGGAACTGGATGATGGCCTCTGTCAGCATTGGATGCACCACGCCGGCTGCGCCACGGAAGGGCTGTGTGCGCTCGTCCATCCGCAGACCCAACAGGTCCAAACCCTTGGCGTACAGCTCCTCCCACTGACCGCGTGAGCTCTTGTCCGCATCAAACAAGGTCTGCAGAGAGATGGCTATGTGCCCAAGGTCCTGCTGGTCAATGTCCTCGGCAAGGTTAGCGTAGAAATCCTCGTCGTCATCGCTGCCACCGATCTCAATAACAGCGCTGCCGTCATCCTCAAGAATGATCTCAATCTCTTGGCCTTCGTCAACATCAAGCTCGATGAGGTCGGTGCTCGGGGCTAGATTTACTACCTTGTCTATGGGCATTGTCTTTCCTACTGTGTTTTGTTTATCGGGCGGATGTTAACCGATCCAGCATGTCTTTGGCAGAGGAGACTTCACCGCCTTTGGCATACCCTAGATTTGCAGAGTCCAGCTTATCTGGGTCAAAATCTGCGTTGACTGAGCGAATGTTTTTAGGGTCAAACACTAAATAATGAGTAGCAGAGGGCGCATTCATAGGGTCGCGAAAATTAGTTATTTTAAGGCCATCGTATCCCGCATCTCTCGCTTCTTTCCCTAACTTTGTAAGACCTTTTTTATCCTGCAGTTCTCTTATACTAGTATCCCCAGCGTCATATTCCATGAAATTGCCACGCGCTCTTACGGGCATTATGTTTGCTCCACCGCCCCCACCAATTCGGGTAGGAAGAGGAAAAAACTTCCTTGCTTCAGCGGGATCTGGGACGCCTGCCTCTAGTGCATCCGTCGCCTGTTTAATTTTATCAGCTAGTGGAGCAAGCTTTAATTTGCCTTCTTCTCTAGCAACTATACGTTCTTCTCTTTGAAGATTACTGGTTGTGCGCCAAAGTTTCTCAACAGCGTTATCATATTTGTCTTGTAGTTTTTGAAGAGAACTAAAAGGAGCAAAAGACGCGTATATGTTGGCTGTTTTTGGATCATCTGTTAACCATGTGCCCAGTTTGGCGCTTGGAGAATTTGTAACCGACCCGAAAAACTTTTTATTAAATTCGTCAAACGCTGCGTTGTCTAGACTTGCTGTTCCATGATAAAGCGTTGGGGTATACCCTTGCTCCGCTGCCCTTGCCTCCCTTGCCTCTTGAGACCTATCAAGCGGAGCCCGTCTTGTTAAACGGATTGGGCTAGCCCGATCCGTTAACTCAGCAAGGTCGTCGGCGGCGGTTGGTGTGTTAGAGCCAGCCATCCTCATCATGGCTTCATCTGGCGCGCCTGCTATTCGCCTGCTAAGTCGCCCAGCTGTCCCTATCAGGGGTGTTGCTCCTGCCGCTGCTAGCGTAGACATCTGCTCGTACATGGCGGCTGCGTCAAGGTCATTGGCCGCACGGGCCTCGTTGGCAAGGTCTGAGTACTTTACCGCGTCCCTACCGGAGCGGATCTCACCAACCACAGGCAACATATCCAGTATAAAGCCTGCTGGATCTTGCTTTAGACCCTCAACAGCACCGCTGCCCAGCGCGCTAACGTCTGCACCAACCTTAGCTAACGGCGCTTCGCTTTGCAAAACATCCCTACCGTAACCCATCACCGTCTGAGGTATCTGAGCAAACCCAGAGCGCAAATTTTCCAGCATGGCGCGGCTTTCAGTCTGCTCGGGTGTCGGCTCCCTTTCAGGGGTTCGAGTACTAGGGGTGTTGTCAATGTTCTCTAACTGCCGACGCAGTAGCTCCGCGTCCGCCTCTCCACCATTAGCAAAGCGGGCCAGCTCATCCTTGGCTGACCCATCAGGCTTTTTTACAAGGCCGCCTTTGGCTTGCTGCAGGATGTCGTAACCGCCGTAGGTAATTTTGTCGCCGCCGTCTATTGCAGCCGCGTAGCCGCCGGGTTGGGTGCTGCTGCCGCTGCCGCGTATGACGCTGCTATCTGTTTGGTCAACGTCTGTTGCACCTGTTCCTACTGTGGCGTCTGTCTTGACGGCCTGACCTGTAGGGGCGCCTGCCTCAAGGCTTGCTATGAACGCTTGTAATTGCTGACCCTCGGGGGTCTTTGGGTCAAACACACGCTGCGGATCGCCAAACTCCTGCGCCATTATTCGGTTACGAAGCAGGGCATAGTTGCTCGCATTGCGAAGTGCAGGCGACCTTGCTTGCAGTGTACGCAAGTTGCGGTCAATCGCCGCACGGTTCTGCGCAAACTGCTGCGACTTGGACGGGCCAAGTCCGCCATAAGCCTGAACCTCTCTCGGGCTCAGTAACGAGCGCGGACGAGTGGTCACGCTTGGCGGCGTGAAGGTAAAGCCAGCGCCGGTTGCTGGCCTAAGCTTCGCAGCAGGGCTGTAGTCGAACTGACCCGGTAACCCCGGGATCGCGGTTCGCGGAGAGCTCTCCCTGAACGCTGTGTCCAGCGCAGCCTGCCCAGCAGCGTAGATGTCCGGCTGCGTTGGAAGCTGGCCGTACACGGTCGGCGCAGTGTAGGTCGGTGCGACAAAGGGTTTTGGAGCCTCATAGGTATCCAAGAACTTTGACACACCGCTCTGGCTACCTGTCGCTGCGCTGCCACGGGTGTCCATCGGGTTGGTTACCGTGCCGAGTGCTGCCGGCTGTTTTTCCGCTGCTGCAATAATGTCCCGCAGTTGTTGGGCGTTGTACGTTGGCGTAACGGCTGCGACTAAGTCTTTCGGCGTGACGCCGCCTGTTAATACAACGGGCGGTGGTACAACGGGCGGTGGTACAACGGGCGGTGGTACAACGGGCGGTGGTACAACGGGCGGCGGTACAACAGGCGGTGGTACAACAGGAGGAACTGCCGCCCGCTGAGTAAACAACACATTCGGGTCCACACCCGCCTTAATCAAGTCATCAAACGAGTACCCACGCTCAGTGGCGTACTCCAGCATCTGAGCTCTTTCAGCAGCATCAATGCCGCCCTGCTGCAGGTTGGCGACATAGTCACGCCCCTGCTTGTCCAGTATCGCCCTGCCATCCTGCCCCCGCGCAGTTAAGCGCTGCGACTCAAACGCCAAGTCGGGGCTGCGCTCGTAGGCCGAGGTCATGCCGGTAGGCGTCACAAACTGCTCTTGCTTAATCGGAGCCTGAACCGTAAAGATCTTGTTCAACACCGCATCGGCAACGCCTGCAGCGCGAAGGTCTGAGGTGCTGATGCCAGACTGGATCAGCTGGTTGTACGCATCAACGCCAGTCGGCGCGTTGGCATTGGCAAGGTACGCCTCGGCGTCCTTTCTAAGATTGGCGTAGTAGTCACCAACCGTCTGCTGACCGCCCTTCTCCATCGCCGCGCGATACGCCGCCGATACGCCCGCTGCCGTGCCCGGCTGCTCAGTTGCTTGCGCCTGAACGGGAGGTAAAGATGGAGGCGGAGGCGGGGACGAAGATGCCTTAACCGGCGCCATCGCTTGTTCTTGCGCCATTAGCATATCAAGGCGCTGCGCCGTGGCGGGAGGGGTTGTCATTACACCCTGCGTTTTCCCCGCAATGCTTGATGGACTTGCTGGACTAAATTGGTCACCAGAAGGTATTCCAATAAGAAAACTTGGCATATCGACAGGGCCCGAAGGGCCACGAGAATCCGGCAACACGGGAACTTGAGGCCTTTCAGGGCGAGGGGCAGCCGCCCGCTGTCCCATAAGCTCGGCCTGAACCTCTTGCGGTGAATAGCCGCTTGCCCGTGCAACTTGATCGACCCCAACACCGTACTGGGCCATTGCATCCCCAATCGCCCTGTGCGCCTCGACTCCCGGTCCACCGAACTGCGCGTAGGTGTTCTGAATAAACTGCTTCACCTCGTCGTCGCT